CATCGCTTATGGCGCTGCCCTTGGCTATGACCTTCAGTTCGGTAAGGTAGTTGTTGGTGCAGAAGCTACTGCTGCTAACGTCTTTGACCGCGCTGATCTTGGTGCAGCCGCTCGTCTCGGTTATACAGTGAACAAGAATGTTCTTGCATATACCCGCGTCGGTTACACTAAGCTTGAGCGTTCTGCTACTGCTAAGATCGAAGGTCTTACTGTTGGCGGCGGTCTTGAAGTGAAGCTTATTGGCTCAACCTTTGCTAAGGCTGAGTATCGCTACACTGACTTCGACGGTAACGTCGGTCGTCATGGTGGACTCGTAGGCTTCGGTCTTCGTTTCTAATAACTAGAAACTAAACGTAATGGCGACGGATAAAATCGTCGCCATTACCATATCCAAATGATAAATACATATTATGAGAGCCAATGAATTCATCACCGAACGTAAAAGAAAGAAGTCTAGAAGGGCTTATGGCGGATATTTCTATCCGGGCTTTGGTTACGGAGATAACAGCTCCGGCGAAGGTGGCGGAGACGGTGGCGGCGGGGAAGGCATGTATGAATCCGCAGTAGATGAATTAGCTAACCGATTGCCGTCTCTCGACAAGCACGATTACAACACCATTGATGACTTGATGCGCAAGGTCGCACGTAAGCACAAAATCACTGACAAAGCATTAAAAGATTTGTTTACTGAAAAGTTCAAAGACACCCCTGATCGTTGGATCAATGGTAAGTTAGATGAAGCCACTGACGGCGATCTTGAAGGCGAAGTAGCTAAGTTTGTCGATTGGACTGCTGAAAAGTTGAATCTCAAAAAGGTTCCTAACATTGAACTTTCAATGGATACCGAGGAAGCGCAAGGCAATCATCACACTGGTGGGCATGTTCCCGGAGAAGGCAGTGTTTGGGTTTATGCGAAGAATCGTAATCTAGTGGATATTCTTAGAACAGTATTCCATGAGCTAGTACATGTTCGTCAACATGAAATAGGCATGATAAAGCCCGGCGATAGTTATCCTGGGTCACCCATTGAGTCAATGGCAGACATGCTTGCTGGCAAATACATAAAGATTTACGGCGAAAAAAACAACCACATCTTTCAATAAGGTTACCAATATAGTTGAATTTTCTGCACAGTCTGTTATACTAACTAGACTAAAGGAGAAAACATGTCACGTACATTCAATCAAGAAGCTAAAACTAAACTGACTCAACTTATCAACGAAGGCATCAGTGTCCTACAGGAAGTTGATACACTTAACGAAGGTCTTAATGATACTGTTAAGGCAATTGCAGAAGAACTTGAAGTTAAGCCATCGGTTCTTAAGAAGGCAATCAAGATTGCACACAAGCAGCGTCTTAACGAAGAAAACGAAGCTAACGAAGAACTCAACACTATTTTACAGACGGTGGGCAAAGCCTAATTAATGTCATACATTGACGCAGTTCTCGATTCCAGCGCAGATAGAATTTACGCAGTTGAACGTACTCCTGAGGGCAAACGTGCCTTTAAGGAGTACCCAACTAACTACGTATTCTATTATGACGACTCAAAAGGTAAGTATCGTACTATATACGGAGATCCTGTAACTAGATTCTCGACTCGCAAAAAGAGCGAGTTTGAGAAAGAGCGCAGGATTCACAATAAGAAAAGACTCTATGAGAGTGATGTTCCGGTAGTCTTTAGGTGCCTGAGTGATAACTATTTGGGAGCAGAACCTCCTAAACTACACACAGCATTCTTCGATATTGAGACTGACTTTGACCCAGAGAAGGGTTTTAGTCCGACCGATGATCCGTTTAACCCAGTCACTGCTATTTCAGTGTATCTTGATTGGTTAGACCAGCTCGTTACTCTTGTCATTCCCCCGAAACATATGACTGATGAGACTGCACAAGAACTAACTGCGGATTTTGAAAACTGCTTGTTGTTCCGCAGTGAAATCGAAATGTTTGAAACATTCTTCGAACTCATTGAAGATGCGGATGTTCTTACAGGTTGGAACTCAGAAGGATACGATATTCCCTATTGTGTAAATCGTGTTACTCGGATTATGAGTAAGAACGATACACGCAGGTTCTGTTTACTTGGGCAGCTTCCTAAGCCTCGTACATATGAACGTTTTGGTAAGGAAGAACAGACTTACGACTTGATTGGTCGTATTCATATGGACTATCTACAGCTTTACAAGAAGTACAACTACGAAAGCCGACATAGTTATTCGCTTGACGCTATCGGTGAATATGAATTGGGCGAACGTAAGACTCAATACGAAGGTAGTTTGGATCAGTTATACAACAAAGACTTTAGAAAGTTCGTAGAGTATAACCGCCAAGATACTATGCTGGTGTTTAAGATTCACCGTAAGCTTAAGTTTCTTGACCTAGCAAATGCACTAGCTCACGAAAACACTGTTTTGCTGCCGACTGTAATGGGTTCGGTGGCTATGATTGAAATGGCAATTTACAATGAAGCACATGAACGAGGATTTATTGTCCCTGACAAAAAGCGTAAGGATCACTACGGTGACGAACAGCAAGCAGCTGGAGCTTATGTTGCTGTCCCGAAGAAAGGGATTCACGAATGGGTCGGAGCAGTTGATATCAACTCACTCTATCCCTCAGCAATCCGAGCCCTCAACATGGCCCCAGAAACAATCGTTGGACAAGTCAGACAATCTCTCACAGACCAATACATGCACGAAAAAAGTGTCACCCTCGCTAAAAGTAAGCGTAAGAAAAAGAATGGTGACGATGCTGACGGAGTTACTGGAGCGATTCTTTGGGAAAACCTCTTCGGGTCAATAGAATATACTGCTATTATGAATCAAGAGCGTGGCACTTTGCTCACCCTTGACTATGAAGATGGGCGCAGTGTAGAAATGTCTGCTGCTGAAATATGGAAGTTAATCTTCGATAGTAACAAGCCGTATATGATTTCTGCGAATGGAACCATCTTTACGTATGAGAAAGAAGGAATCATTCCTGGATTGCTTTCACGCTGGTATTCAGAACGTAAGAGTATTCAGAAAGAAGCAAAGGCGGCATATGGCACTGATATGTTTGAGTATTACGACAAGCGACAGCTAGTTCGTAAGATTCTTCTTAACTCTGCGTATGGTGCGCTTTTGAATGAGCATTGTCGTTTCTACGATAAGAGAATCGGGCAGTCAGTTACGTTGTCTGGGCGTCAAATCACTAAGCATATGATGAGCCAGATAAACGAAATCATCACGGAAAAGTATGAACACGACGGCGACGCTATTGTGTATGGTGATACTGACTCCTGTTACTTCTCGGCTTATCCTATTCTTAAGGATCAGATTGATGGCGGAGATCTTGCATGGAGCAAAGATACGTGTATTGACTTGTATGACCAAATCGCTGAAATGACTAACGTTAGTTTCCCCGCGTTTATGGAAAAGGCGTTTCACTGCCCTCGTAAGAACGGTGAAGTGATTAAGGCTGGTCGTGAACTTATCGGTGACAGAACATTGTTCATCACCAAGAAGCGTTACGCAATCAATATCTTTGACTTAGAAGGTAAGCGTCAGGATCTTGATGACAAGATGGGTAAGATTAAGGCTATGGGTCTTGATCTTAAGAGAGCAGATACTCCCAAGTATGTTCAAGAATTCTTGATGGAAGTTTTGACAATGGTACTAGGTGGTGCGCCTCGTGAAGACATTATCACAAGAATCAAAGACTTCAAGACTTATCTATCAGAGCAGGATAGCTGGACTAAGGGTTCTCCTAGGTCAGTCAACAAGCTTACATACTATGGTGAACTTGAGAAGCGTAGCAATACTGGCAAGGCAACAATGCCCGGACACGTTCGTGCGGCTCTCAACTACAATTACTTGCGTAAGCTAAATGGAGATCAGTATAGTCAGCGTATTGTTGATGGTATGAAGGTAATTGTCTGTAAGCTAAAAAGCAATATGCTCGGATTTACAAGTATTGCATATCCCACCGACGAACTTAGACTTCCGCAATGGTTCTGCGACTTACCGTTTGACGATAACGAAATGGAAAGAACACTAGTTGATGAAAAGATTGACAACTTGTTAGGAGTTCTTAATTGGGATATCCGTTCAAACACTAATACGAATAGCACATTCGATGATTTGTTTAGTTTCGGTTAAACAATCGCTTGACGTTTGCAATAAATTCCGCTATTATACACAATATACAAACCTAAATATTATAAAGGAAAGATGACACATGAAAGATTACTTACTTGATTTGATTCAACACACTCATGGATTGGGCGTAGTTGAACTCGTAAAGATTGACGGTACTGCAACTGAAACGAAGGTTGCTGCATATGCAGAAGACAAGAGCGTAGTTGTATACGGCACGTTTGCTTCTCCTATTGCAGATTTTGAAGGCACGTTCGGTATGCCTAACTTGAGCAAGCTCAAGACTATCCTTAGCTTTGATGATTATGATGACAAAGCTATCATCAACGTTAGTCGCAATGATGACGGCGTTCCCTCGTCAATTCACTTTGAAACTTCGACTGGCGATTTTGTGAACGACTATCGTTTGATGGCAAAGTCAATCGTTGAAGAAAAGGTCAAGACTGTAAAGTTTGCAGGGACTGCATGGGACGTTGAGTTTGAACCTACAGTAGCAGGTGTTCTTCGTCTTAAGAAGCAGGCTTCTGCTAACAGTGAAGAACTTAACTTCAAGACTAAGACTGAAAACGGTGACTTGAAGATTTACTTCGGTGACCCTTCTACGCACAGCGGTAACTTCATCTTTCAGCCAGGCGTAAGCGGAAATCTTTCTCGCTCATGGCAGTGGCCTGTTAAGGTGTTTCTTGCTATCATGGATCTTCCTGGTGACAAGACTGTTCGTTTTGCAGACGCAGGAGCTGCTGAAATCACAGTAAACAGTGGTCTTGGAACTTGGCAGTATTTGCTTCCCGCACAGGCTAAGTAATGATCAAGACCGTCAATGGTTCTGGTAGATATATAATGGTCAACGGAGGATATCCTGCGACCACATATATAAACACTAGCTCAGGATATATGAGTGTAGGCGATGTTAGATTTAACACTCAAATGCAGCGACTTGAAGTATACGATGGTCAAATGTGGCTAGAAATCAATTCTAGTCATGCTAATATTGGATTAACCCCTGATGCCGAAAGCGCACTTGATTGGGCCCTCAAGAGAATGCGTGAAGATTTGGAACTTGAGTATCTAGCAAAATCTAATCCGACTATAGCTGATCTTATTAATCAGAAAAAAGAAATTGAGGATAAAATCAAGATGGTCCAAACCCTTATGAAAGATAATAAAGTTGGAACAAATTAACCTTTCAAACAGTCACAATCCCGATTGGGCATTGTTTCTGCCCGCAGTCTCGTCTTTCTTCATTGCTGGCTTAGGCAAGCAACGTGAGGGTGAGAACTATTTTGACCCGGCGAGAATCCCTGCGGCATTCAATGGGGACGTTGAATGTTTGAACTTCCTTAATAGCAAACAAGGCTTATACACGTATAAGTGGGGCTTGTATTCTGCTGGTCACGCAAATCTTGATATCACTAAGGATGATGCTTGTGAGAGTATCATTCGCAAGAGAGAAGAAGGTACTTTCATGTTAGGAGACTCTGGTGGATTCCAGATTCTTAAGTGTCAGTGGCCAGCAGACTGGAAGGACCCTAACTGTCCCCGTGCTATGAAGAAGCGTCAACAAGTTCTTACTTGGATGGATGAGTACATGGACTATGGCATGTGTCTTGATATTCCATCACAGTCTCTTACGACTTATCATATTAAGGACAAGAAGACTGGTACATCAGCGCATGGTATCAGCACGATTCAGGAAGCTATTACTGCTACTCATATCAATAACGAATACTTTGTTACTAACCGCGATGGTCGTTGTAAGTTCCTAAACGTATTGCAGGGTCGTAATCATGGTCAGTCAGATGACTGGTATGAAGAAATGAAGAAGTATTGCGATACTAACATCTACGGTGACAAAGCATTCAACGGTTGGGCATTCGGTGGCCAAAACAAGATTGACATTCACTTGATGCTACGTAGGCTTGTTGGCATCATTCATGATGGTTTCCTTGAAGAAGGCAAGCAGGACTTGATTCACTGTCTTGGTACTTCTATCATGGAGTATGCTGTTCTGTTTACTGATATTCAGAGAGCAATTCGTAAGCATCACAATCCCAAGCTACAGATTACATTTGACTGTGCTTCTCCGTTCTTTGCTGCTGCTAAGGGTCTTGCATATAATAATAATACATTTGAGCATGGTACTAAGTGGTCTTATTCAATGGAAAAGACTGCTGAAAACAAGAAGTATGCAACAGACAATCGTAAGTTCAGTGATGGTGTCCTTACTGACAAGATTCACAAGGTATTCGCTGATAGTCCGGTAACTGACATGATGCTGATGAAAGACTTATGCTATCGTGGTCAGGGTTTCTTAGGTCAACATGGCAAAGAAACAAAGACTAGCTGGGACACACTTAGCTATACGCTATTGCAGGCACATAACGTGTATCAACACATGACTGCGGTGCAGGAAGCTAATCGTCGCTATGAGAATGGAATCAAGCCTAAGATGGTTATGGATCCTCTAGGTAACCTCAATTTTTCCGATATCGTTGATGAGATTTTCTCACTCAAGGATCGTGAAAAGAGCTTGGCTATGATTGACAAATACGACAAGTTTTGGCAGCAGTTCAAAGCTGGTCAAGGATTTAGCGGTAAGAAGACTGTCAATGCACATACTATGTTTGACCAGCTATTCGCAGTTGAAGATGCTGACCCTGAAATTGATGAAGTCATTGAAGACACTGATGCATTAATGGCAGAAGTTCTTGACCAAAACAGTTGATAAATTCTACACAGGTGATATAACAGTAATATGGATAACGTAACACAAGCTCTTGCTGAAAAACAGAAACGCATTAGCGAACAGGCTAGGCGTATGATTTGGGTGACTTTTCAGCGAGAAGGCATTCACAAATATCCCGGTGCAGACACCGATCCGAAATTGGCAACTGGCGACGAGTATGACGTTAGTTTCCTAGGCTACCCGCATCGTCACATCTTTCATTTTACCGTGGCGATTCAGGTATTTCACAACGACCGTGACATTGAGTTTATTCAATTCAAACGCTGGCTAGAGAATAGCTTTCGTGACGGAGTGATGCAACTTGACCACAAGTCTTGTGAAATGATCAGCGATGAGCTTTATCATTATATTGCAAATCGTTACCCCGACCGTGACATTGAAATCACTGTATCAGAAGACGGTGAGAACGGTGCCACTATCTACTACAAAACAAATAAACCCTATCAATCACTTGTCATCTAAGGAAAATAAAATGGCAAATAATAACACTAAGAATAGTCTCTCCCGCGTTAAGCAGATTTTTGATGATCTGGATAACTATCGTAACTTCTGCCGCGACCATGGGTATCGGTTTGACGAAGCTGATTTGTATAGTCAGCGTAGCTACGTGTATCGTCAATATCAGAAGTTCACTTCTGGTAAAACAGTAAAGAATCAGTGGGAAGTTGACCTTGTAAAGTTCAAGGAACAAGGGGCATCTAGGTTCCGTGCCTAAAACGGCTGTCATCATTACGGGAGGATTTGATCCACTACACAGTGGTCACATTGAGTACATACGTGCAGCCCGTGAGTTAGGTGACATCCTCATTGTAGGTGTTAATAGCGATGAATGGCTGGTCCGTAAAAAGGGCCGGTCATTCATGCCATGTTCTGAACGGGCAGCTATCGTAGCATCGATACACGGAGTAGAATGGGCTTGGACATTTGACGATTCAGATGGAAGTGCAAAGCACGTAATTGAATTGGCAAGAAGCCAGATGCCAGATGCAAAGATAATCTTTGCAAACGGCGGTGATCGTACTGCTGATAACATTCCAGAAATGGACATACAAGATGAAAATCTTGAATTCGTATTCGGAGTAGGTGGCACAGATAAAGCTAATAGTTCTAGTTGGATTCTTGAAGAATGGAAGTCTCCTAAAACAGAACGTGATTGGGGATATTATAGAGTCTTGCACGAGAACGGAAAAGAAGTTAAGGTTAAAGAACTTACTGTTGATCCAGGAAAATATTTAAGTATGCAACGACATAATAATCGTTTGGAACTATGGTTTGTTGCAGAAGGTACAGCAACAGTGTATACTATCAATAGTAGCTCGGATGAAGAACTAGATGGTGTATATAATAAATTTAGAAGTATTAATATTGCTGCTAATCAATGGCATCGTCTAGCTAATGAAACAGATAAGCCACTAAAGATAATTGAAATCCAATACGGCGAAGTATGTATTGAAGAAGATATAGAGAGAAAATAATGCGTAAATTATATTATATGGGACTTGAAGCGTACAACGCTCGTTACACACTACAGCTTACCGATTGGAACAAGCGTGTCTTTGAGCGCAGGGGATATAATGTTGTTTATGTTCCCGGAGAAACACTTGATAACAGTCAGAAGATTGTAACTGGTCAGGTTCTTGATGCACATGGTCGTTCATACTTTGGTATGAGTCAGATGATGAACCTCGTCAAGATGATGCAGAAGGGTGAAGTAACTAGCGAAGACGTAATCTACTTTGAAGATATGTTCCAGCCGGGCATTGAATCATTGCCTTACATCATTGACCAGTGCGACGAAGACAATATGCCTCGTATCTTTGTTCGTTGTCTTGCACAGTCTATTGACCCTGATGACTTTGTTCATGTATGGGGAATGGACAAGTGGATGAGAGCGTATGAACAGATGGTGTGTTCGAGCGTAGACGGGGTGCTTGCAACTAATGAAGAAATGGTTGCGCATATGAAGGTTGCTGGATGGGACGTTCCTATCTACAATATCTCAGGTCTTGCTTTTGGTAAGAACGAAGTTATTGAGCGTGTTGGTGGCAAGATTAAGCCATTCAATGATCGCCGTATGCGTGTTGTATTTTCTGCACGTTGGGACCAAGAGAAGCAGCCTGATTTCTACATGGACTTGATTGAAGCTTGGAATGTCCGTTACCCTAGCAAGGATGTTGAGTTCGTTGTTTGCAGCGGTGGTGAACTAAAGAGCAACAACGATAGCTATATGGCTCGTACTCGCAAGATGGTTGAAGATCGCAAGCTTGTTATCTATGATAATCTTGACAAGAACAAATATTATGAAATCGTTAATGATAGCCGCGTTGTATTCAACTGTGCGCTACAAGACTGGGTAAGCAACACTGTAAGCGAAGCTGATGCTTTGGGATGCAATGTATTGTACCCTGCGTATCGTAGCTTCCCCGAGACTTTTGCAAACGATCCGGAGCGTCTTTACATTCCGTGGTCAATTGATGACGCTATTGCTAAGCTTGATGTTTTGCTTAAGAAGGCTCATCCGAACATGGGCAAGATTAGTGACTACACTGATGGTACGATTGACCGCATTTGTGACATTCTTGAAGGCAAGGGTGGCAAGTATCTTCGTATTAGCAGCGATTACAGAAAACATACCCGCGAAGCGAAATACTGATAAATAAAAATGTAACACAAAGGTTACAAACAACATTAACATATCCGTGTAAGGAAGGAAACAAATATGTCTTATAATAAAACTAAAACCGATCCCGAATTGGGTCAAAAAATTCACGAACACCTTGTCAAGATGGGTGTTGAAACTCCAACTACAGATTATCAGCTAGACCGCAAAGAAAAGATTGATGTTATTGAAGCGCACTTCACTGGCATTATGAGAGCATTGGGTCTTGACCTAGAAGATGACAGTCTTATGGATACGCCTAAGCGTGTCGCTAAGATGTATGTCAACGAAATCTTTTGGGGTCTTGACTATGATGCATTCCCTAAGTGTACTACTGTTGCGAACAAGATGAACTACGATGAAATGGTTGTGGAGCGCAATGTCAATGTGCAATCTAACTGTGAACATCACTTTGTAATCATTGATGGTCTTGCTACTGTAGCATATGTACCTAATGAGAAGGTACTTGGGCTGTCAAAGATTAATCGTATCGTTGAATACTTTGCTAAACGTCCGCAGATTCAAGAGCGTTTGACTGAACAGGTATTCCATGCTCTTTGCTATATCCTTGAAACTGACAATGTTGCAGTCATGATTGATGCCCAGCATTATTGCGTTAAGTCACGTGGTGTTGAGGATACTGGTTCATCAACAGTAACTACTAAACTCGGTGGTGGATTCAAGACTGACCCTGCTGCTCGTGCAGAGTTTCTTAGCATTGCCCGCATGGGTAAGTGCTAATGATTTTTAACAAGATCAAAAATCTTAAAGAACAAGGACGTACTATCGGTATCACCTTTAGTACGTTTGATATGCTTCACGCAGGTCACATTGCTATGTTAGCAGAAGCTAAGAACCATTGTGACTATTTGATTGCAGGACTACAGACTGACCCGACTATTGATAGACCGGATACGAAGAATAAACCTATTCAGTCAATCGTAGAGAGACAGATTCAACTTAGTGCTTGTCGCTTTGTTGATGAGGTAGTTATTTACCAAACTGAACAAGATTTGGTCGATTTACTCTTGACATTACCCCTAGATTGTCGTATACTGGGTATAGAATATGAAGATGTAGACTTCACTGGTCGCAAAGAATGCACAGACCGAGGTATTGAAATCGTATTCAATGGCAGAGACCACAGCTTTAGTAGCAGTAATCTACGTAAGCGTGTCGCAGAAGCAGAGAGAAAAAAAGATGGAACCTAAAGATCCTAACAAGAAGTATGAAGATTTGTTGAGGAATATTAACTTCTCATTCACTGTTCCTGTTGGAACATACAAGTTTAATCAGCCTGTTGAAACAGTAGACGAAACTATTGCTCGTTTAGATGAGGTTGACGAAACAGTTGATGCAATGACTTCTTATCCTCAGGCAAAGAAAATGCTTGACAAAGTGTATGGAAAGTTGTAAGTTAGACTTACATGGGGTGAGGCATCAAGAAGTTGATGCTCTTGTGGAGAACTTTGTTCTGATGAATCAGGACAGTTTTCCACTCACCGTCATTTGTGGTAATAGTGTAAAAATGGTAAAGCTTGCCGAAGTTGTGCTAAATAGGATTGGGTGTGAATACTCAATGTACAGATTCGGTGTATTAACGATTAGAAAGTTTAATTAATGTTATATCTAGCGTACGGAATGAATACTAATGTTGACCAGATGGCTTCACGCTGTCCTGGTTCCGTTAGCATTGGCCGTGTTGATGTTCCGGATCATCGTTTAGTGTTTCGCGGCGTAGCTGACATTGAAGTAAGTGTCGGTGATGTTCTACAGACTGTTATGTGGGATATTACTGATGATTGTGAATTGGCTCTTGATATGCTTGAGGGCTTCCCAACTTTCTATGGTAAAAAGTACATTGATGTGCAAATTGGTAATAAAACGCACAAAGCAATGATTTATCAAATGATCGGAAACAGACTTGACTATTCCCACCCGAGCAATTACTATCAGTATTTGCTTGAAGAAGGATATCAGGAACATGGTCTTGATCTAAATCAAATTTATAAGGCAGACGGCTTTAGTGAAGTTGAGGATACTCTTGACTACATTAATCGCCGTTATGCTTACTAATAGTGGTCTTTGACGCTCATCCCACTTTAAATATTCTGCGTGTCATCTAAGGAGAACAAAGATGACAAAATATGAACCAGTAAGTTACAAGTATACAAGTACTAAAGAATATCACGACTCGTTTCCGTGTGCGTATCGTCAATGGCGTGCCGATAGTCATTGCAATAACATTCATGGCTATTCATTTACTATCAAGGTATACTTTGGTGCTGACACACTAGATGCACGAAACTGGTGTGCAGACTACGGTGGTCTAAAGGACCTCAAGGCAATTCTTGAAGATCAGTTTGACCACACACTTCTCGTAGCAGAAGATGACCCTGATATGGATGTGTTCAAGCTACTTGCTGAACGCAACATGGCAAAGCTGACTATCATTCCAGCAACTGGGTGTGAAGCACTTGCTGATATGATTTACAATTTCATTAATGGTGTCTATATCCCTGACCATTGGGGTAAGGGCGAAGCTGAACGACTTTGGTGCTATCGTGTTGAAGTTCGTGAAACGCAGAGCAACATGGCTTTCCGTGAAGGTCATCGTGAATGGAATGAAGACCTACTAGGATGAAGCCGACCAAAGAACATCTTACACAGGCTAAGGCTATGAAGCCTAACAACATCCTGTGTAAGGTGTTCGGTCATAAAGTAATTTATACCCCAAGCTGTTCTAGTGAACCAGAGGGGTCTATATGGTGCCCTAGATGTAAAGTAGTAATGTTGGAGAGATTATATGACTAAGAAAGTATATTACACTGACAAACAGATTGATGGCATGGTCCATGATATCATTCGGCAAATGAACAATGATAACTGGATGCCTGATTATGTTGTCGGTCTTACTAGGGGCGGACTTAATCCTGCTCTAAAGATTAGTCATTATCTCAACATTCCAATGGAGACTCTTAAAGTCAGTTTGCGTGATGGTGGAGACTGCGAAACTAATTGCTGGATGGCAGAAGATGCATACGGTTACATGGATTCACCCAAGAATATTCTTATCGTTGATGATATTAATGACACTGGCGCTACTCTCAATTGGATTAAACAAGATTGGCAAGGTAGCTGCGCTGTTAATAACGAACGCTGGGAATATGTTTGGAACGAGTCTACTAGATTTGCTGTACTAGTAGACAATGATGCAAGTCCATTTCAAGTAAACTATTTTGGCACAAGCATCAACAAAGCAGAAGACCCTCAATGGATTGTGTTCCCTTGGGAAGAATGGTGGAAAGGATGATTGACAATGGACGTAATTAGTGTTATAGCTGTAGTATTATTCTGTGTTGGAGCATCTGCATTGCTATATGGCATATGGTTGATTGACAATGACAGATATGAATTTAGAAAGAAGCACGGCATTGATCCTAAATATCACGGCTGGGTTGTGAAAGACAGAGAAGAAAATGACGAAAATCAAGATAAGTGAATTGTTCTATAGTATTCAAGGAGAAGGTCGGTACATGGGTGTGCCGTCCGTTTTCCTTAGAACATATGGATGCAATTTCAAATGCGCCGGATTCGGCATGCCAAAAGGTGAATTATCAAGTGAAAGAGAAGAAGTCAATCCAGAAGACTATAAAGAATATGGTACCCTCCCGCTCGTCTCTACAGGCTGCGATTCCTACGCATCCTGGGATCCTCGCTTCAAGCATCTTTCTCCCAGCAGGGATGTTGATACTATTGTCAGCGACATTATGGAACTACTACCGTTTAAAGAATGGCGAGAAGAACATCTTGTCATCACAGGAGGAGAACCACTCCTCGGATGGCAACGAGCCTTCCCAGAACTCCTAAGTCATCCTAGTATGAATGGTCTCAAAGAGATTACTTTTGAGACTAATGGTACACAGCCATTGACCGCAGAATTTGCTGCTTATCTTGATGAGTGGTATTGGCATGAAAATAGGATGCATCCCGGCTTTGAGCGTGAAGTAACTTTTAGTGTCAGTGCTAAGTTGAGTTGTTCCGGTGAGAAGGCAGAGGATGCTATCAAGCCTTCAGTTGTCGCAAGTTATCAAAATGTTGGTCATGTCTATCTTAAGTTTGTCATTGCATCAGAAGATGATGCTAAGGAAGCCTTAGCCGCAGTTGAGCAATATCGTGACGCAGGTTTCACTGGCCATGTTTACTTTATGCCAGTAGGAGGTGTCGAGAGTGTTTACCATCTTAATAATCGGACTGTCGCTGATCTTGCCATGCGTAATGGCGTTAGATATAGTGACCGGCTCCAAGTTCCTTTATTCAAGAATGCATGGGCCACTTGATATGGGTTATCAGCCTAAATCAGATGTACCTTCTTTCAGTGATGCTAACTGGATCAATATAACTCCGGAAGAGAAAAGAAAGTTAACTGAATTGAAGCTGTCTATTTGGCCTCGCAAATGCAATTCAAGCAAAAAGAGTATTTGGTTTAAGTATGCCTATCGTGTTCGGTGGTTTGCTCGTTTAAACGATTATGGAATACAACACAGTGATAGATGGTACACTAAGAGTGAGTATATTAAGTTGAGGTTATTAGGTTGATATGAAAAAAGTTTATGAAGTATTAGTAGCGTATGATCCTGAATTAGGTCGTGATGTTCGTTGTCGGTCAGACATTGATACCCAAGGTGGATTTACACGACTGGATAATGGTACTATAATGCACCGAGATTCTAAGACTAAGAAGCGCAGACTTTTCATGCGGGTATATAAGGGCCCTGCACGAGAAGCACACCAACTTGCAGGAACTCTTAGATTAGCATATGATGGATTGGGAATTCCCCATTCTATTCTTAGGAGAGTATAATAGTGAAGCGAATCGGATTTCTAGTTAGTTCACAGACTTTGATTCCACACGGTGGTATCGGGCAGTTCACGAAAAGCTTTTGTGAATTGATGGATAGTCACGGAATATGTGTAGACATTATCACTGATAAGAGTCCTCAAGGCGTTGCTGATGAGTTTATCAAAGAAATTAAAGCAAACATCATCTATCCAAATAAAACTCGTTCCTACACAGAACATAGTGCTATCTTTATGTATGGGGATAGTTACTGTTATGAGCGTATGGCTAACTTCCGTGATGCAACTATAAAGGCTTTGTCTACTAATCTCTATGATGCTTTCGTCTGCAACACTTACGAGACTGTACAAGTAGTATCTACTTTGGGGCTATCTGACTTCATACAGACAATTGCTTATACACATTTGGAAAGTCAAATCTTTAAGGATACAAAGAATCCGTTTCTTGATGAAGTAAATGATATGATGAGGTTGCAACTGCAAATGCCCAATCTCACTATCGGCACTCAAAGCTTATTCAATCGCTTACATTTTGAAGACGCAATTCATCTTCCTATCCCGCTACCCGAACAAGGTATATTACAAGAATATGACAACGACCGCGAAGGTGTGTTGTTTATCGGTCGCTGGGAAGAAGGAAAGAATCCTGAACTTTATCTTGACTTGATTGAGCAAACTAAACTTCCTGCCCGCATTATGACAAGTGCAAGTGGTGCTAAGAAGTTTGAAGAACGTTTGAAGAAGATTGGGGTTGACTATCAAATTAAAGTCGGAATTATCGGACAAGAGAAAGTTGACTTCATTAAAGGTTGTCGGGTTGCGTTCAACCCAAGCACAGTAGAAAGCTATGGTATTGCATTCTTAGAACAGATGATTCAGCTTCCCACTTTTGCTCTAATCAATCAACGCTGGACACAGAACTTTCCAAGCACACAGTTTTTCACTACTAGCAAACGTAATATGGCAGAGGATATTAAAGCAGCATATGACCAATATCCTACGAGCAAGTCTTGGTATAAAGCACATGATTCAGTAAATCATTTCAAGATTCACGAAGAAGCCGTATTTCATAAGTGGAATCATTGCTTTAATGAGTTTGAATCTCGTAAGAGTAATAGCAATACTGCAAAAATTTGTGAGGAGACTACAGTAAAGTATAGTGACTTCATTACCGGATTAGGTCGCCGTATTCTTTGCATTGATGATATCAGAAGTGTATTGTCTAATAGACACAAGTTTAGAATTATCTACACAAAGAGAGATACTTATTTGACTAAGGATCCTCTTTTTGAGCCGGTAGAAGAAATAACAGGAACAAATTTGTTTGAGGGGTTTTAATGAAAAAGATTTTGATTACGGGTAGCTCAGGCTACATTGGCTCTCATCTATGTAAGATGTTAGAGAATGATTATGAGGTTCACGGACTTGATATTAATGAACCACAGCATCCGGTTAAACAGTTCAATCACATTGATATTAATAGACTGTTTACTACTGAGGATGAGTACGATGTTGTTATTCATTTGGCTGCGTTAGTAAATGTAAGCAGAAGTGAACGGATGCCTATTCAATATTATATTACTAATTTGAATGGTACCATGAATGTATTGAACAAGATAAAAACTAAGAACTTTATTTTTGCTAGCACTGGAGCCGCTGCATTATGTGAAAGTGCGTATGGTATCAGCAAGAGAGCAGCAGAAGATGTTGTTAAGGAATACTGTACTGTTCACAACCCGACGCCATACACAATCTTTAGATTCTACAACGTCATTGGTAGCTCAGGATATCCTCCCACTAATCCTGATGGGCTTATGTATAACCTTATGAAATCAGAACACACTAAAGAGTTTACGATTTTCGGTAACGACTATGACACTCCTGATGGAACTTGTATTCGTGATTATACTCACGTTGATGAAATTTGTCATGCGTTGAAACTAGCAATTGAAGAACCTGCGAATGGGGTTGAGGGGTTGGGTCATAGTAGGGGACATAGTGTTAAGGAAATGGTTGAAATTTTTAAAAGGGTCAATCAAAAAGTACTTAGTGCAGACTCACTCACTGTTACCTATGGTCCTCGCAGACCAGGAGACGCAGCAGTTAGCGTGTTGAAAAATGTTAGTAAGTATATGAAGAACCTTTATTCCATTGAGGACTTGTTAAGGCTTGACAATGGCTCTAAATAGTGATAGTGTGAAAACATGAACATATTCTATGTAGATTCGGATCCCGAAGTCGCCGCCCGCAACATGGTTGACCGGCATGTTGTCAAGATGATTCTTGAGACAGCACAGCTCCTGTCAACTGCCCATCGTGTCATTGACGGTGAGGAGTATGTAGGTCAATCACAGTCAGGTCGCAAAGCAAAACGTTGGAGGTTATCAGGTAATGCTGACACTATTATGTATTCTGCTACTCATATTAATCATCCGTCCGCAGTATGGGTTCGTGAGAACTCTGCTAACTATACTTGGTTGTATAATCATCTTCTGGCTCTTGGTCGTGAGTATACCTATCGTTATGGCCGTACTCATCTTACTATTGATAAGCTAAAAGATATTCTTAAGGATACCCCTGAGAATATTACACAGCACAGAGTAATGACTAAGATGCCATCGTGCATGGACAAGCAGTACATTGTTAGCTTAGACCCGATTACTAACTATCGTAACTACTACAATTACGGCAAGACTGACTTGCTTCGTTGGTCTAATCGTCCTCCCCCACAGTGGATTGACGGTACGATTATCATGACCGACGGTAAGAAGCAGATATATACTATACAGAGGTAAAAATATGTTTGATAAAATTAAGAAGTGGCTTAATCCTGCCCCAGAGGTTGTGCCGGAACCAGTAGCCACAGTAAAGAAGGCACCTAAGAAGAAGGAACTTACTCCTAAAGAAAAGGCTACAGCAGAGGGTGAACCCTATGTTGCTATTCTAAGCGTTGACCTTGACCCAGCTGACATTAACAACGGTTCGTTTGAACTTGATTGGAATGATAAGTTTGTTGCAAATCTAATTAAGCAGGGCTATAAGATTCGTGCTGATGATACTGATGCACAGATTGTGGATCGGTGGTTCCAAACTGTTTGTCGTAATATTGCACTTGAAGTATACGAACAAGAACAGGCTGACCCTTCTAAGCGTGAGAGTGACATGCGAGTAATTCAGCAGCGTGATTTAGGTAATGGATTCACCGAAGTTAGCTGATATGAAAAATAAAAAATACCAAATCACTCATTTAGGCAAGACACTCAACACCGACCATTGGTACGACTTGCCGGAAGATAAGTGCTTGCAATTGAAGGCAGCGTATTACGAAAAGCCTGATTTTGATTTGGTTAAGAAAAATCTAGAATCAGTATTCAATGGCGGCACTATCATAAGTACCATTACTAGTTACTATGTAAAAGACCTTATGGCCAAGGTGAAGCTGGAGTCTCCACGTTGGTCAATTGAAGAGGTATTTGAATCTACAGACTTGATTCGATACTTTTGGAGCAGGGTACTTTCTAGCGACAAGGTATATCCGAAGACTGATTCAGATATCAAGAACTTTGAGGCTGCATTGCGTCTTAGTGGTGGTGGCGTTGCGATGAAGCCGTCTAACTACCCAATCAAGTCGGTTGACTCTATTCTATCTAGATATAATATCAACGACAAATACTATGATTTTTCTTGTGGCTGGGGCGTTAGAATGCTTTCGTCATTGAGGAACAACGTTGAGTATTACGGCACTGACCCAAATACTATGTTAGTAGAACGCCTCAATCAAATGGCTACGGATTACAACACCGTAAATGGTACATCTGCAAAGTATGACATTCGGTGTCACGGTTCACAGACATTTGTTCCGGAGTGGGAAAACACTATCGGCGTAGCGTTCAGCAGTCCTCCATACTTCAATCTTGAAGATTACAAAATCGGTGACCAGTCATTTAAGCCTGGCACTACGTATCAAGAATGGCTAGATACGTACCTACAACCCACAATAGAAAACATCAGTAAGTACCTTGTTGATGACGGCAAGATGCTAGTCAACATTAAAGATTTCCTAGACTATAAGTTATGTGCTGATACGAGAGCCATTGCAGAAAGTTTAGGCTTTCATTATGTAGAAACACTCACATTGAAAAACATAACTAGACCAAGTGCTAAAGTGGACTTGAACACTGATGAAGGCATTATGGTATTCTCAAAGAAGCCTGAACAGCCTATCCCCTCACCCTCAAGTTTATTTACTTTTGGATAAAAAAGGTTGACAACTACTACGTTATTGTGTATTATATGTATATATTAACGAGTAAAGGATATTAGGTTATGCCCAAAAAAATTCCAGTAACTAATAGTTTTCCGTACAAGTTTGAGTTCGTCACTCCGACCGGAGAAAAGGTTGTCCACCTACTCAAGCGTAAGAAGGGCGAATACAAGAGTGCGACTGTAGCAGATCGTCTTGCCCAATTGCTTGACCCGAAGAACACTAAATGGCATAATACTATTGCTAAGTGGAAGGATGACGTTAAATCCGGCCGCAGGAAGAAGCCAAATCGTAAAAAGCGTGGAAAGTGGGCTGAGGTTAAAGTAAAGGATATTGTTATTGACGACGATATTCAGCGCGGTATGGATTCTGATTGGGTAGCTACTATCGGTAACCCTAATGATTTTGAAGAAGAATTCATGAGTCCGATTTACTGCATGTATGATCCTAAAAAGAAAAAATATATTAGCATCAATGCACAACACACCTTAGTACTAGAAACTGCTTTTGCACATTATGATATGTGGGACGGAGTAGATGATTGGGATGGTGATCCGATGGAGCTTACTGTTCCCGTTTTTTACTTCATTAATGAATCTCGTGAAAAAGGTCGCAAAAGCTTTAACGTTTATAATGGTCGCATTAAGCCGATTGAACCCTATATTAGGCACAGAATGAATGTTTTTGCTTATCGGTCTGATGGCAATCGTACGGATAAAGAAGCTAAGCAAGCTGCTGAAATTCAGACTATCAATGAAACACAGGGATTTGAGCCTGTCAGCCGGGATGATAAAAAGGCTAAGACGCACAATTGGGCTATTACTTGTGTTGCAGAAATGATGCAACACTACGGACGAGCCAATCGTTGGAAGTTCGTACTTAACACTCATAAACGATATTGGCCTAATCTACAACTTGACACCGCCGAAGTTGATTTGTACGGATTCATTTACGATTACTTTACTGAATTGAAATATGATGTTTATAGCAAGGAATTTGATGAGAAATTTTTGAATCCGTGCATGGCAATAATTTGGAAGTTTTTCACTACTCCTAGCGGATTCAAGTCTGACAGTTCAGGAACACAGTCTCGTTTTAATAGCAAAAAAACTGGACTTCCGATTGACAAAGTTAAGCTTGATGATAACGGTTCTTGTGTTTATCTCATGAAGCTATATAAGCATTTTGGCGGAACGCATGAATTGCCCATGTATGTTAACAATATGCGTGAGGCACGTATCGGTGATCTTCTTGCGTTTGTTGACAAAGAACGTACTCTTTTGGTAGAAGAAATGGCTAAGTATGGCAAGTCGTAAAAAAAAGTTTTTATACGTCATCTTATCTAACCACTATTTTAAAGTAGGAGATCAGTTTAAGCAAAGACTTGGTTATGGCGTAACCAATGATCCGGTAGGTCGTGCTAGAAAATATAGCAATACTTCCGGCGGCGAACAAGAATTTTGTATGCTTTACTACAGTCCAAATTATGAAGTAGAGGAAGTAGAGAAAATTCTCAAGCGTAAACTGTCTGATGATTGTCACCAAATACACGGCGAGGACGTAGAATGGATTAGTCCGCATAGTGACATTGACACCGAAACATTAATCAGCATGATAGACCAAATCATAGGTGACTTTCGAATTAACGTTGCAAAGTTAAAACCTGACTATTTACCGTTTAGTCCAGCATGGCACTCTAATGTGAGTCTTGACGCTATTGAAACTAATTTAGATACCTTTTTGGAAAATAAGTCTTGACAACTGCTAATATATCGTGTAATATATAAGTATATTAACAGAGAAAGTACCACATGAAATACGCATTGATTGACACAGCTAATACTTTCTTCCGCGCTCGGCACGTTGCTAATCGCAATACCGATACATGGGAGAAGATTGGCATGGCTATGCATCTTACCATGTCTAGCGTAAATCAAGTTCAGCGCATGTTTGGCGTTGACCATGTTGTCTTTTGTCTTGAGGGTCGTAGCTGGCGTAAGGATTTCTATACTCCGTACAAGGCTCATCGTAAGCTTGATGAGAGTGCGATGACCGAACGTGAAGTAGAAGAAAACAAGATGTTCTGGGAAACGTATGAACAGTTCACTACGTTCCTGCGTGAGAAGACTAACACTAGTGTATTGCGTGTTCCCAACGCAGAAGCAGATGATATCATTGCTCGTTTCATTGACCTTCACCCCGATGATGAACATTTCATCATTTCTAGTGATAGCGACTTTGTGCAGCTAATCGCAGAAAACGTTCATCAATATAATGGTGTTGCAGGTCAGCTTATCAAGATTGATGGCTACTACAATGACCGTGGAAAGCCCGTCAAAGACAAGAAGACTGGTGAACACAAGTTGCTTGAGGATCCGGAGTATCTTTTGTTCAAGAAGATTATTCGTGGTGACGCAACTGACAACGTATTCAGTGCTTATCCCGGTGTTCGTGAGAAGGGTTCTAAGAACTCGGTAGGCATCAAAGAAGCATTCGAAGACCGCACCAAGCAAGGCTTTCACTGGAATAACTTCTTGCTTCAACGCTGGGTAGACCACGATGACGTTGAGCACCGCGTTAAGGACGACTATGAGCGCAATCGTACATTGATTGATCTTAGGGCGCAGCCCGATGATATCAAGGCGACGGTTGATAACATCATTCGTGAGGATGTCCGCACAGAAGTTACTGCTGGTGTAGGTCTTCACTTTATGAAGTTCTGCGGTAAGTATGAACTCACTCGCCTTAGTGAGCAGGGTGAAGCTTACGCAAAGTGGCTCAACTCTCCCTACAAAGGAGTACTGAATGGCTAAAGAACTTTTTTCGTGCAAGGATTGCAAGCATTCTACTATGTCCATGGTTGACAGGATTTTCACGTTGAATGGTCGTATAGCAGTATATGATTCTAACTACAAATGCTCCAAATTTCCAGAGGCAAAAACAGTAGTTGAGGATATAGTTCTTGGTCCAATGAAAGTAAAGGCTAAGCTGCCGTATTGTAGCATTGCTCGGCGACACGGGCAATGCGGCCTAGATGGGAAGTATTGGCAACCTAAGCATAAGAAAGATTTATTTAAAATGTTAACAAAGGAAACACATGACTGAACTAGTCGCAAAACCAATCGTTAAGAACCAATTTTGGATCGTCACTGATGGTGAGAAAAAGGTTGGTAATATC